TGAAGGTAAGAAAGTATTTATGATAAATGAAATACAATCTGATGTAAACCAAAGGGTTGCAAAAGAATTATCTAAAATAAAACAATTATCTGGAGAAGCCAGAACTAATCCTTTTCAAGCAGATATTGAATTAAATTTATTAGCTCGAAATAGAACTAAATTAATGGAGGATATGACTGATGCAATATCAAAGGGACAATCTAATAAAGCTCGAGCTATAGCTAAGGATATAAAGGAAATTCAGAACAAAATGAATAGTGTGTTTCTAAGAGGAGATCAAAGTTCTAGCAAACGATTTGATTACTTTCCTATGGTTGAAGCAGATGCTTATGGAGATCATGCCTTAAAATATTTAATGCAAAAGGCAGCACGTGAGGGTGTTGATTATGTGGCTGTCGCTCCTTTTAATAAATTGAGTTTTAGGCAAGGATACAAAGCAGGTAACGAAAGATTTTATGGATATGCGACTGGTAAAGGTATCGGTGGAAAAGGTAAAGCTGTAATGCCAGAACTGATGAAACGTTCAGCAAGATTTTATAATACATCTGCGGGACCAACAAAAATATCTCTATCAGATCCCAAACTACCATATAAAAGAACTGCAAAGGAAGAATTTAAATATCCTGATAATGTGCAAAAAGGTAAAAAAATTACTAGCGAATATCATAGAGATGCTCTTGATGAGGCTTCAGCAAAGGCAGCAGACTTTAGCACTAGATTAATACCAGAAGGAGATCCAAGGTTGTATTTTGATGCGTTTGCTATTAAAGTTAACCCTTTAATGAGAAGCACTCAAAAAACTTACAAAGCTAGAGGTGGACTCATAGTAGATATGTTTAAACCAATGAGGTACAATTAATAATGGCCATAGAGAAAAATAACGAAGTGTTAGAAGAGGAAATTGAAGAACAACCAGAGGGTTTACCAATTGATGTAACAGTTGAAGGTGAAGAAGAAATTGTTGAAGAAAGACCTCAAGATGATTTTAACGCTAATCTTGCAGAAGATATGGATGAAAGAACGCTTCAATCCATGGCTAGCGATTTAATCGCTGAATATAAAAAAGATAAAAATTCAAGAAAAGAATGGGAAGAAGCCTACATCAAAGGTTTAGAACTTTTAGGAACTAAATATCAAGAGGTTACAAAACCATTTAGAGGCGCAAGTGGTGTAACACATCCATTATTAGCTGAATCAGTCACTCAGTTTCAGGCACAAGCTTATAAAGAATTAATACCTTCTGATGGCCCTGTGAGAACTCAAGTAGTAGGATTACAAACTCCACAGGTTGAAGCACAAGCAGATAGAGTCAAAGAGTATATGAATTATCTTCTTATGGAAGAGATGGAAGAATATACAACAGACATGGATCAAATGTTATTTTACTTACCATTGTCCGGTAGCACATTTAAAAAAGTATATTATGATGCAATGATGGGCAGACCTTGTTCTAAATTTATTCCTGCTGAAGATTTAGTGGTTCCCTACTACGCATCTGATTTAAAAGATTGTGAAAGAATTACCCACATTATTAAAATGACAGAGAATGATGTTAACAAAAAAATGGCTGCTGGTTTCTATCGCGATATTGAACTTGCAAAACCAAACGAGTCAACAGACCAAGTAGAGCAGAAGGTAAATGAATTACAAGGAGTCAAACGAACTGAGTCAGATAATTTACATACCATTTTAGAGATGCACGTAGATTTAAATTTAGATGACTATGAAGATTTTGATGATAAAGCAAAAAAAGTAAAAATACCTTACATCGTAACTATTGATGAAGGCTCTGGAGAAATACTTTCAATATACAGAAATTATAAACCCAATGATATTTCATATTCAAGAAATGAATATTTTGTGCATTACAAATTTTTACCTGGATTAGGTTTCTATGGTTTTGGTTTAACACACATGATTGGTGGATTAAGTAGAGCGGCAACACAATCATTAAGACAATTAATTGATGCAGGAACTTTAAAAAATTTACCAGCAGGATTTAAGTCTAGAGGTATTAGAGTAAGGGATGATGATCAACCAATTCAGCCTGGAGAGTTTAGAGATGTGGATGCACCTGGAGGTAATATTCGTGATCAGTTTTTTAATTTGCCTTTTACAGAGCCGTCAACAACTTTATTTCAACTTTTAGGATTTGTTGTGCAAGCAGGTCAAAAATTTGCCGCTATAACTGATTCTAATATTGGTAACGATGTTCAAAACAGAGCTGTTGGTACTACAATTGCCTTGATGGAACGTGGTTCACGTGTAATGAGTGGTGTTCACAAGCGTTGCTACTATGCAATGAGACTTGAATTTAAAATTTTAGCAAAAATCTGTCAAGAATCTTTACCACCAGAGTATCCTTATGATGTTTTTGGTGGTCCAAGACAAATAAAACAATCAGATTTTGATGAAAAAGTAGATATTTTACCTGTTGCAGATCCAAATATCATGTCTATGGCTCAAAGAGTGACTTTAGCACAGACACAATTACAAATTGCACAATCAAATCCACAGCTTCACAACATTCATGAAGCTTACAGACGTGTCTATGAAGCTTTAGGTACTAAACAAATAGAGGGTTTGTTAAAACCTGCACCAAAACAACCAGAACCACTCGACCCTGCTAAGGAAAATGCGCGTGCATTGCAAATGCAACTACTAACAGCCTTTGAATTTCAGGATCACGATGCACACATAGCTGCGCATATGGCTTTCATGGCATCAAGAATGGTACAAATTAATCCACAAGTGTATGCATTGATGCAATCGCACATATCTGATCATATTTCTTTCAAAGCTAAAGGAGAAGTTAGAGCTCTGATGTCACAAGATCCAGAGATGCAACGTTTATCTCAACAAAATCCAGAACAATTTGAAATAATATTTCAAGGAGAGATAGCAAAAGCTGCTGCAAGAATTACACAAGAGCTTGTCCAAACAGAAATGACAGCAAATGCTGCAAAACAAGATCCACTTGTTAGAATTAAACAACAAGAAGTAGATTTAAGAGCGATGGATATGCAACGAAAGGCAGAAGAAACTCAATTTAAACAAGATCAAGAAAATAAACGTGCTGCAGAAAGACTTGAATTTGATTATGATAGGCTTGCAACACAAGATCAACAATCTGATGATAGATTAGAAGTAGCGAGACAGAAACTTGAGAAAAAATAGAGATCCAAAAGTTGGCACTGGAAAAAAACCAAAGGGTTCAGACAGAAGATTATATACTGATGAGAATCCAAGAGACACAGTCAAAATAAAATTTGCTACACCAGCAGATGCTAGTGCAACAGTAAGAAAAGTAAAAAATATCAACAAACCATTTGCAAGAAAAATACAAATTTTAACTGTAGGTGAGCAAAGAGCAAAAGTAATGGGTAAATCACGAGTCGCAGCAATATTTAAAGCAGGAAAAAATGCAATCAGAAAGACAAACAAAGCGTAAAGGACTTAGTGGAGGAGTCAAATTTGGGCCACCGCCTAAAAGAGGACCAAATCCACAAGGTATAAAAATGGTTAGGTCTAAAAATGCAAAAAAACTTGTACGAAGCGCTAGGAAAAAAACATAAAATTATTTTTTTAGCAGGAATTTTTGATGGTGAAGGGAGTTTTGGTATTTGGGGTAAAGGTCAAGGAAGAAAAGCGTTTCAATGTTCTGTTGAAATGTGTGATCGAGATATTATTGAAAGATTTAAAAATTTATTTGGTGGATCTATTTATCCAGTTAAACTTAGAAGGACACATTGGAGACAAACATGGAAATGGAAGCTATCTGGTAAAAGGGCTTTCACGTGTGTAGGAAAAATGATAGAATATATGTGTCAACGAAGAAAGGACAAGTACAATGTGGTTCAGTGCAATAAAATTAGCGGTTAGTGCAGGGAGTAAAATTTACGCTAACAAACAAAAGGCAAAAATGGCAATGTCTGATGCTCAATTATTACATGCAGAGCGTCAAGCTCGAGGTGAAGAGGCTTATCAAGGCAAACTTTTAGAGGCAAGACAATCAGATTGGAAAGACGAGGCAGTTTTAATAATTCTCAGTTTGCCCGTAGTGGTGCTTGCTTGGGCAGTTATATCGGATGACCCGACAGCGATTGACAAAGTAAAATTATTTTTTGATATGTTCTCTCAACTCCCGTCATGGTTCACAAATTTGTGGATCTTGGTCGTTGCAAGTATTTATGGTATAAAGGGAACACAGATATTTAGGAATGGAGGAAAAAAATGAAAAAAATATGGTATTGGATTAAAAAATTATTTACTCCAAAACGAGTGTCACCAACTATTGATTCTGTAAAACCGAAGGTGGACTTAACAGGGCTTACAAAAGGTGATATAAAGAAACTTAAAGCACAAGGAAAACTATGACAAAACTATGTCCAAGAGGTAAAGCAGCAGCAAAAAGAAAATTTAAA